AGCGCAAGAAATCTTATCATGAAGAAACAGCAAAGTATTGCGAAAATGTTATGAAAGAATTGAACGCTAGGACATATCAACTGCGTGCATTTATGGACTGGGAAAAGTTCATTCAGGGTGCTCGTTGATGTGTGATGTGAAGGTTGAAAAATTCAATAACATCTATGCGCAAGTTAATGCTGATGATGGCATCTTGCAAGAAATGTCAGAGTTTTTTACTTTTTCAACCCCAGGCTATCAATTTTCACCTGCGTTCAAAAATAAATACTGGGACGGAAAGATTCGACTTTTGAATCTAAAGACCAAACAAATCTATCTTGGTCTAGTTCCGTATATCAAAAAGTTTTGCAAGGACAGCAACTACACATGCGAGTATATCGATGAAGAAAAGGATGTTTACCCTGTTGACACGAAAAATTTGGCAAGTGCTTTATCACTTCCAATGGAGCCGCGAGATTATCAGTTGCTCGCTTCTAGCGTCGGACTTACGAAGCGGCGAACTGTACTCATTTCGCCCACGGCATCTGGAAAATCGTTAATCATTTATATGATGATCCGCCACCTGTTGAACACAGGTAAGAAACGCGGATTGCTGATTGTTCCTACGATTAACCTCGTTACTCAGATGCATAGTGACTTCAAGAACTACTCATCTGTCAATGGATGGGATGTAGAAAAGTATTGCCAAAAGATTTATGGTGGCGAAAGTAAAATTCCTGATAGTGATTTGATTATCTCTACATGGCAGTCGATCTATGACATGCCGAAGAAATACTTTGCGCAGTTTGATTTTATCATTGGCGACGAAGCGCATACATTCAAAGCCAAATCTCTTACATCTATCATGACCAAGTTAATTAACTGTGATGTTCGTATTGGCACAACAGGTACACTTGATGATAGTAAAGTAAACAAGTTAGTTCTTGAAGGATTGTTTGGTCCGACATTTAAAGTTATTTCTACCAAAGAACTTATTGAACGCAAACAATTAGCCAATTTCAGTATCAAGTGTATTGTATTGAAGTATCCTGAGATTGTATGCAAGACTGTTAAGGGATTTACTTATCAGGATGAAATGGCTTTCCTGGTACAACATGAAGGTCGTAATAGATTCATTACTGATCTTGCATTAAATCTCAAAGGCAATAGTCTCGTTTTATTTACTTATGTTGAGAAACACGGTAAAATATTATACGACTGGATAACTGAAAAAGCAAATGGGCGAAAAGTATTCTTTATTCATGGTGGGGTTGAAGCAGAAGATCGCGAAGCAGTAAGACATATTACTGAACAAGAAAACGATGCAATCATTGTAGCAAGTTACGGAACATTTTCGACTGGTGTAAACATTCGCAACCTACATAATATAATATTTTCCTCACCAACAAAAAGTAAGATTCGAGCATTACAGTCTATCGGTCGTGTGTTGCGTTTGGGTGAAAATAAAGACGCTGCTACGCTATACGATATCGCTGATGATCTGCGTTATGGTCCTTATACAAACTTCACATTGAAGCATTACGAGGAACGAGTGAAGATCTATAGTGAAGAAAAATTTCCTTTCGCAACTAACAATGTAAGGATAACCTAATGCCAAACCAAAAAAAATTAAAGTTTGTCCGTTTTAGATCTATTCCTGATGATATTATTGGGTATGTTACTCATAAAGATGATTGTATTGTAATTGAAATGCCGCTCAGGGTTGATGTTGAAACTATCTTTGAAGAAAATCGACAACTGCTTTTAATGAACGAATATTTGCCGCAGTCTATACTTGACATTCAGGAAGTAGAGTTTTATAATGATGAGGTGCTATTAATAGCGCCAGTGAAACAAGAATTCGTTGAGCAGTACGAATATGTTGCAGATTTTTTCTATAGCAATAAGCACAAATTAAGTGTTCCGCAAAAGAAAGAATCGAATTCAAAGAATGCAACTCAAATGGGTGAAAAGGTTGAGAAGGTTGTTTCTATTCTTGAAGCAATGGCAAACAAAAAGGATAAACCAGTACACTAATTATGGCTAAAAATCACTACATCAATAATAAAGACTTCCTCAAAGAGATGACGAAGTATCGCATATCAATTCGTAAGGCTAAGAGGTTGGGTTTACCAAAACCGCAAATCCCAAGATATGTCGCTGAATGCTTTATGAAGATTGCTGAGAATCTTTCACATAAGCCAAACTTCTTGTCGTATACTTTTAGAGACGAAATGGTCGCCGATGCAATTGAAAACTGCGTGATGTATGTTGACAATTTTGACCCCGCGAAATCTAGCAACCCATTTGCTTATTTCACACAAATAACTTATTATGCATTCTTACGTCGTATCCAAAAAGAGAAGAAGCAACTATATGTCAAATACAAATCAACTGAAACTGCTGGAATACTCGATGAGTTCGAACTCAATGAAAATGAGGATGGAACTTTCCGCCAATTCGAACTGTATGAAAACATTTCCGAATTCATACAAAATTACGAAAACGCTCGGAAAGAAAAGAAAGCCAAGAAAGCAGGGATAGAAAAGTTTGTTGACGAGGATGTAATCAAGTGAAGATTGCAATTTTAGGTGATACTCACCATGGTATGAGAGGCGATAGCATTGCCTTTCACAACCTATATAGCAAGTTCTATAAAGAAATATTTGTTCCCTATTTGGTGCAAAATGGAATTACCACCGTGTTTCAAATGGGTGACTTATTTGATCGTCGGAAGTATATTTCTTTTCAATCTCTTGCTCTTTGCCGTCGCTATTTTTTTGATGAACTAGCAAAGAACAATATTGAATTACATACGCTTCTTGGTAATCATGATATCACCTATCGTAATACTCTAGAAATCAATTCACCCGAATTACTTCTGAAGGATTACAAAAATATTACAGTCTACAATGAACCTGCGTCATGGCGGGGCATCGACATCATTCCGTGGATTTGTAAGGATAACGAACAAGAAATCACAGAGTATATACAACAAAGCAATAACTCTGTTTGTTTCGGTCACTTTGAACTTGCTGGTTATGAGATGGATCGCGGTAATATATGCCATGAAGGCATGGATCCAGCTATTCTTCACCGTTATGAGGTTGTTCTTTCTGGACACTTTCACCATAAAAGTTCGCAGGGTAATATCACCTATGTCGGCACTCCTGGTGAGATGACATGGGCAGACTATGACGATGAAAGAGGGTTTCACATATTTGATACTGAAACTCGCGAACTGAAATTTATTTCCAATCCATATAAAATGTTTTACAAGATAAGATACAATGACGACTGCACTTCTTATAACGAAGTGATAGAGCAAGATTATTCACTGTACGCTGGTAAACATGTCAAGATTGTAATTGAAAAGAGGACTAATTCTTTTATCTTTGATACTCTTATTGACTGCCTAGCAAAAGTAAATCCTGTAGATATTTCTGTTGTTGAAGATTTCAGCGATATTATTCTAGCACCAGATGATATTAAAATAGATGAAGCGCAAGATACAATCTCAATCTTAAATTCTTATGTGGATAATTTGACTTTACCAGTAGAATCAGATAAGATTAAAAGCATTCTCCGTGATGTATATAACGAAGCAATTGCAATAGAGACCACATGATTTTATTTTCGAAAGTTCGGTACAAAAATTTCCTATCTACTGGCAATTTTTTCACCGAGATTAATCTTAACACTAATCCGACGACGCTGATTATTGGCGAAAATGGCGCTGGGAAATCCACATTCCTGGACGCAATTACATTTGGTCTGTTCGGTAAGCCATTTAGAAATATCAACAAACCACAATTAGTTAATTCCGTCAACGACAAAGATTGTATTGTTGAGGTTGAGTTTAGCATTGCAGCAAAGCAATATAAAATTATTCGCGGCATCAAACCAAATCTATTTGAGATCTATTGCGATAATGTTTTGTTAAACCAGGATGCAAAGGCGAAGGATTATCAGGACCAACTTGAAAAACTTATTCTGAAGATGAACTACAAGTCGTTCACTCAGATTGTTATTCTCGGCTCTACTAACTTTACACCATTTATGCAGTTATCAGCTGCCGATCGCCGCGCAGTGATTGAAGATCTACTTGATATTCAAATCTTTTCTGCTATGAATGTAGTCGTAAAGAACAAACTACAAACATTTAAATCTGAAGCAGCACAACTAAAGATCCAGATTGACTCCACAAAAGGTAAGATTGAACTGCATAAAAAGCATCTAGAAGAACTCAAGAAAAATTCAAAGGAAATTATTGATGCGAAGAGGCAAGAAGTAAGTAATAATTCAACAGCATTAACAGACCTAGTAGCCGAGGCTGCAACAATCGATAGTAAGATTGATGGTCTATTAATCCAAGTCACGGATGAAGATTCTACAACGAAAAGATTCCAAAAATTAAATCAACTTGAAGCCAAGATTGAAAATAATATCCAAAAACTTGAGAAGGATATAGAGTTCTATTCCGACAACTCAACATGTCCAACCTGCGACCAAGACATCAATAATAAAGAAGATAAAATCCATACATGTAACTCTAAGATTACAGAACTTGGCGATGGTCTAAAGAAACTAAAGGAAGAAAGCGATGCCGTTCTACACCGAATCAATACCATCAAAACAACTCAAAAAGAACTCAAGTCGTTGGAACAAGATCTTGTCCGTGTTAATACTTCTAGTAAGCAGATTAGAAACTATATTAAGAAACTTGAGATCGAGATTGAAGAATTAGAAAACAAACCAGCCATGAGCGACGAGTTCAAGGCGCAAAGTAAGATACTGCTAAACGA